CCGGACCGCGCACCAGACTGGTGCCCCCCATCGAACATACATGGACTGGATGGCAGCAATTCGATTAAAGTTCACCGCAGTACCAAACCCATTTCAGCAAGATGCTGACCCAGCAGTGTATGACCCGTATGTGGTATTTCCCCTGGACAGAGTTCCTGCAGAAGCACGTAGCCTTTTGCAGAATCAAGATCAGGTCGCGATGTTTACGTTTCTCGTGATGGTGAGGCACCACAGGTAAGCCATGGCTATAAGTACCGCAATCAACACAAGAATGATGCTGAATGGAAAGAAATTCTGTTTTGCAAAGTTTCTGGACCAAACCACTACGGAACGAATTCAGAACCCAGATGCTATCTGTGGCAACAGGGACCCGCTGTTCGACCGCACTTTGGTTGGTAGGCGACGTGTCGTGTTTACTACGTTTCATGACTTCACAGTGCCGATTCTGCAAGAACTACTACCGCTTGCAGGTACCACGAACGCGGGAGGTACATATACAGCCAACCAGACAATCAGTTCTATTACAATCGTGGTCGACAAAGTTGGCAAGATTCACAAATACACAGCCTGTCGTATGAACAGGATGGTCATTCGCGGGCAGGTAGGCACACTGCCATGCTCGGTCGAGTGTCAGTGGGTCGCAGAAGATGAAGTTGATGGTGCCGCAGAAGTATGGGTCGACGGCACCATCGACGGTATTTTTGGTTTCCCGGGAGCCACATTTGCTGTTGATGGTTCCAATAAAGATTTCGACAGGTTTGCGTTTGTCATTGATAACAAGCTGATCCCGTCGTGGAACGCGAGTTACACTGTGACCGATGTTGGGATTGGGCCACGACAGACGCTGTTAGCAGTGAACGTACCGTACGTTGTTGCCAACTCGGCTTTGTATTGGAACCACAAGAACACAATAACTGCTGCGACAGATACGGTACTCAGTGTCACCAACGGTGAAGATACAGTTACGATCACGCTACCAAATGCGATACAGGTTCCGGAGTCGCCTAGCATAGAAGGTGCTCTTGAAGAGATACGACTGTCTATGACGTGGGAAGGACATCGTACCGCGGCAACAGCGGCATTTAACGTTGTGGTGGTTGACGGATGATACCAGAACAGTTGGATGACGGGTTCACACGTGAGCCTGTAGAGGGTGTCTTCTGCAGGCCCATGTTGTGGCAGGCTAAAAAGGAATGGAAGCGTGTTGCGTCAGCAGACCCGCGGTCCGGTTGGCAGATGATACGCTCATCGTATGTGACGCACGACAACGATGTTTCTTTAGACGACCACCAAGTCGCTGTTGTACAGGCTGTGTGCGGGTACACATCAAAAATGGAATCGTCGGACTTTGAGGACCTGCACGCCTCAATTCTTTTACATACAAAAATCCCCGGACTGAGCATTTTGGAATGTGATACATGCCGTACGTACAGTGTGGATCACAGCACCGGCGAAGTTTACATTGCAGCAAACGGGTTGCCCGTGTATCTTCCCAAAAATGCAAAAGTGCCGTGCGAGGATAGCGGCTGTTTGAAAGGCCACTGGGCGAGCCCTGTAGGTTTGTCAAACCCGCGATGGAGTAAAACGTGGCGGCACTATTGGATGTTTCGGGACAGCCCGAAGATGATGACAGACCCCATCTTTCGGCGAAATGCGGCACTGATAAGATGGATTGTAGACTATGGACGAGATCCCCGATTTGATCCGTTTGTTGGCAGAAGCTCCCATGGAGGAGCCGCCGATGTCCCGTCCGAAAGACCTGTTGGACAGGATGGCCGTGGAGCGTGTAGTGAAGGAGGGTGTAAATCCAGCAGGTCCTGCGGTAGAGTCTGCAAAGCCGAGTAGCAGCCCTCAATACGTTGCAACACAGGCTAAACCACAAAGCAACGAGCCGAGGTTGGGTGCTGTTGCCGACGTAAATACGGCAACACCACAGATTGGTATGCCAGTTACTGTAAAGCAGGTACAGCCGTTTGTAGTTGGGGAGGCTCGGGTCGCGGCTGTGACGACCATGGCCGGTAGGGCAGCGACGCCGTCAATCATCGAACAGATTGTCGGTATGCCAGCCAGCGCAAAAGGCCGTGCCGTAGAAGTCACTGCAAGTCCCACCCCAAAGACAAACGTAACAGTCGTTGTACCGCCTGCACTTCCGTTCGACCCCGCGCAAGCGTTTAAGGAGGTAGACTCAGTGGAGTTGCCGCCGTGGAAAGAGTCCGACAGGTCCATACTTCCGTTTAAGACAGATCAAGCAAACCTCGAATCTACAGAACAGCTAGTAGCTCGTTCGTACATAGCAAACGAGGGTAATACGTCAGACGTCGACAGGTGGGTGTTATGATCTTCAAATACGGTTCTTACTCTCACGATTCGTGCGAAGTCCTTGTACGTGTATCAGTCGATGCGATCATGGACAAATTCAGTCGCCGCATGGGGGAGCAGATAGAGTACACAATCATTGGTATTAAAAAGGTAGCCGACGCCGGGTCGCCCGCAGCAACGCAGGCTGCATTGACTTCGGCGCTTGACGCTCTTATTGATGCGTACAATGTGGACTACCAAAATTTTGGGCTATACCTAGCAGACGGTACTACACCAACCAGACACGTTGTATTGAACGATGAAACGTTTGGTGGTGTAAAAGTCGTCAAGCCTCCCACGTTTATGAACCCGCAGTGGGGAGGTCGTACGGAGTATCTCAACTCCAGAATGTATTACATTGTGTTGCGAGCCGAGATACGTGTCGGTGAAGGTCTATACGCTTGGGATCAAAAAATAACGATCAAAGGAACTGGTGGTCCGAAATGGCGGTACAGCCCGCGATTGGTTGGATCTCCAGAAGCACAGGTCCTGCAGACAGCGACCAGTTTCTGGTATATTCAAGAGGGATCTGCAGTCGGACGTAAAGACTATGTACAGCCTGACGCGCCGCTGTTTCCGGGCATAGAACATGAAGAGGAGAGGATCATCACGTACGAGTCTCCAAAGGACATTGTTTATGGGGACGACCCAGAGATGTTTGTCACATCGTGGCGGTACATGATGGAAGCAACTACCGACCAAGGCTTTACGTCACACGACATACCAAGCATTGGATTGCTCACATGACGTGGTCTTTCCCCGGTATTGTAAGCCCTGTCGAGTGCGTATACACACAATCTGTCGGTTTCACGCCAGACGTTGCACTGCTCAGGGCCAATCCGCAGACTTCGGTTGTACCTACGGTCGGCACTCTTACGCTCGATTGGAATGGCACATCAATCACTTTGCCCAACTGTGTAGCAGACCTCGCCTCGATGCGGGTCACCAACGACGGTTTGTATATTACACTTAAACTGCTGGACAGGCGGGAGCGGTGGAAGTACGTAGCACCAATAAGCGGGGAGTACAACGTATTACGTGTTGGCGACTATGTGACTTCTAAAAAGAAAAACCTTCGCCAGCTAGGTACGATATTGATGACGGCTTTGGGGGAAGCGTCAGCAGATGTGTCAGCGCTTCCGACAGACGTATTCCCGATCGTGTCGTGGCAATGCGAAGACGTGGTTGAAGCAGCGGAAGCATTACTGTCGCAGTATGGGTACTCGGTCGCTCTTGGTTTTGGTTCTGAGGTTGTCACCGTGGTGAAGCTCGGCACCGGAGCGGCCCTTTCAACAGTCGATGCGTTTGTGTTATCCAACACCATTGACCCTAAATTCGTACCGAGGTATGTCAGAAACTGTTTTGCACCGTCTGTAGCACAAGTACGGTTCAAACTAGAAGCGGTTGGCCGCGATACTGACGGCCTTTGGTACCCAATAGATGACCTATCATTTGCCCCGGCGACTGGCTGGAACAAAGTACCACCGTACAGTTTGGTGGGTGGAACTGATGGTTTGACAGACGAGCAGGAAATAGAGAGTCAAGCATTTATTCGTAAAGCGTACAGGCCAGTAAGTTTTACAGATGATACATGGGACCTGCCGGACGGATCAGGGTCTATCACTGGGTTGGATCAGGTACTGCCGATACAAAACAGACTACTGGTGCCAGAAGACATACGACTGGAAGAGTCGTACGTGCCGTTCAAAGTATATGGAAAATACAC